CTCAAAATTTGCACCTGACCAAGAAGACCTACAATTTGCCATTCTGGTCTTTCTTCCCTTGATTGATATTCTAATGTTTCGTCATAATCTGGATTGATAATTTTTTGATGATTTTCTACCGTTTGATACTCCTGACCCTCTGGAATATCATCAACTGATGTAACTTTGTGTTCAGTGGGTCTATTTTGACCCTGCTCGTTTACAGCCCATGTGGTCCATGTATAATGCATATTTTCTGTACGAACATGATCGCCCCATAAGGTCTTCAGATATTTATTATGCCACTCACCAAGGTCACTACCACCAACAGCAGAAGATGATCGAGGTGGGCGAATTACACCAATTATATCGTTTGTCGATGATGAGGTATTAGCAGCTCTGATTTTTCCATCTATAAGAATGACTGGCACACCATTAGCAATTGCTAGACCATCATAAGTTTCAAAATATTCTGCATAGTCACTACCAGACTGTGTGACACCATTAATCTGAACAGTACCTTCAAGATTCATAGTACCGGATGTTCCACCTGCAATCTCTGCACCACCATCAAACGTGATTCTAGCCTGTCTTCCTGTACCTCGAATTCTTAGTGCAGGTGAATAATCAATAGCAGAGGCACCACCAAGTTGGTCAGTATTATCTCTGATGCCACTAATGATTAGAGCTGCTTCTCTAGTATTATTATCTCCAACACTACTTGAAGAAGTCGTATTATGTGCTTCAATTTGTATTCTCGAATGCGCTCTAATTTTGTTAGTTGATGTGGTATTTCTATCTTCACCAGCAGTTGTTTTAAATCCAATACCAATATCCATATTTCCAGAAGAGGTTGATGTTTGAATATCAAAGTCACCATTAGAGGTAGCAACTAATTCTTGACCACCATCAAATAAAACCCTTGCTTGTTTTTCAGTACCTTTAATTCTTAGAGCAGGAGCAAAGTTTTTTGTTGAATCACCCGCAGCGTTTGTATTATCATGACGAATAGCAGCAATCGTCATAGCAGATGTGGTAGATAGTAGGTTTGAGATATCGAAAGTTGAAATACCAGTTGTATCACTACCACTTACAGTTGCTGTAGGAGTAGTCAGAGGTGATGCGAGAGAGATAACGACATTCGTAGTATTAGAAGATACTGCAATTTGATTAACTGTACCTGTCGTATTTGCAGAATTACCAGCAGCAGCAGCAGTAGCGGCAATATAAGCATTGGTGTTTGCTAGTTGACTCTTAATAAAAGCATTTGTGTTTGCTAAATGAGAAAGAGTATTAGCAGTATGTAATGACTCTCTTGTTTCGACAGCACTAATAAAAGTATTGGTGTTTGCTAGTTGACTTTTAATAAAAGCATTCGTATTAGCAAGTGCTTGCCTATCTGCTAACGCTGTAGCTGCAATATATGTATTGGTATTTGCTAGTGTACTTTGAAATGTGGCGTTAGTAACCACATCATTCAAAGAAGATCCATCACCGAGAGCTGTATATATTTCATTAAAATTATCATTAATCTTATCACCACCTGAACGAACGGAATCACCCGTTCCGTCGTTAGCAACTGTACCAAGATTGATTGTTTGTTTTGCCATTGTATGCCTCTAAGTTTTATCTATTTATTATACTTGATCAAATCTAAATGCGATTGAATCGAAAGTTTCGATAGTTACATCAAATGTTGGAATTTCAGGTGTTCTACCAGGACGAAATAAACTGAATGTACCATTTGAAAGTGGGGGTCCACTATAGTCTGGGAAGATGGACATGACCAGATTACTACCCAAACTAGCAACAGCATGTTGAGCATTTGCATTGCTACCGTGTGTGTCAAAGATGATAACATCGTCTGTTAGTAGCAACCCTCTGTTAAGTGCCAAAATACCGCCAGCAGTTGAGTTTGCGAATAGTTCGTGGAATCCTGTATTGACTGCTGCTGGGCTTGTAACTAGAGAACTAGCACCTGCAACAGACACAACCTTCATTACCTGCGATCTATAACCAGTCGTATTTGCCAGAATAATTCTGTCGTTTGCTTGTAGAGTATTGAAGTTAGTGCCGCCAAAACCAAGTAAGTTATTTGCGTTTAATGAGTTTTGTTTTACAAAACCAGGGAATACAAACCCATCAGACATGAATGTGGTGTTGTTACCAAATACTAGTCGGTCAGTACCAAAGTCTTTTACTTTAATTCCAGAGTAAGCAGCAATCGTTTCTGGTACATTATGCTTAACACCTTCTGCTATCAGTTTAGAGATTGTATTGGTAGCATTGGCACCAGGGATAAACAAACGACCTGCACCTCTAAGGTCTGGTCCAGTAATAATACTTATAACATTACCAGTTCGCTGGTCTGTCTCTAGGTCAAGATCAATTTCCATTTCAAATGCTGTATCAGTAGTGCTTGACCGAACGCTGAATGGTGAAATGATTGTTGTCTCGCCGAATAACTTTGTACCGCCTGGGTGTAGCAGATTAAGCACCGTTTCTCTGTAACGCTCGACAAACTGTGGTGAGCGGAGAACATAACTGTAATCTTGATAGTAAAGGCTGTCTTGCAATCGTTGGTCGGAACTTAACTGACCACGAGTACCAATGTAACGACCTTCCTTTTCTTGTAGTGCTGCGCCAGAGTCAACTGTAATCGTTGCAGGCGTTGATGTTACATTGGACTTTATTGTTTCGTTATTAGCAAATGTACCAACGATGCTTGACAGGTACAACTCAGTGATAACGACACCAGACTCAGTGACACGATCAATATTCTCTACACGGGCATACGCACCAGTCGTATCACCAGTTATGATTTGACCTTCAAGACTTGCTGCTGCACTACCACTAATATCATTTACACGAAGGTACTTTTCTTTTGTCCAGCGACCATCTGATGTCCGTAGCATGAAGTCACCAGGATATGTGAAATCCACATCCTCATTATACAAAGCACGGAATAGAAACTTGTATGATTTTTCCGTGCCTTTATTTCGATACATCTCCCGAATATGTTTAGCGAGTAACCGCTTGTCGATTAGCGCACTGTCAGGGATATTCTTGTAAATCTCTTCACGGAAGTATTGTAGAAAACTATCGGTCGTTGTATCAATGTCTTGATAGGATAACAGGTTCTTAGTGCCATCAATCGCACCACCATTCTGTTCCATGAACTCATAGTAGGCTTCGATGAACCGCTGTAACTTTGGACCCTCTTCAAGAACGAAGTCAGGTAACTGCTCCGCTACAAGGACTGATGTTTTCTTATCTGTAGCCATTAGTAAGAGATACCGCTAATAGAGGTTGATGTTGTCGTCCCAGTAGTACCGCCAGAATTTCTTGTCGTAAGTGTAGTAACAGATGACACACCATAGTTAGCAATCGCATTATCAGTCAATACTGTGGTCGTTGTACCGTTTGTGGCAACTGCGCCAACAGAAGAAGTTGTCGCATTGGTGTCATTATCAATCGTCGTAACATCAGCACCCGATACCAGTAAGATCTGATTTCTCAAACCAAAAATATTGCTCTCTTTTGGTTTCATATAGATTGAAATGGCACTACCGACCTGCCCTGTAATAAGCGTATTGAAGATGGTAATTAGACCAGTCGCATAATCAACTGTACCGAAGTTTGTATTTCGTGTGACTTTATTACCAGTCACTAGAATATATGTACGAAGTATACCGTTGCCATCATCCTCAAGATATACTGTCTCGCCACCAATTGTAAATCCTGATGATGAAATAGCACCAAGATGACCCGCATGTGGGTGATGAACAGCATTTCCAAACTCGACCTGATATGCGTTGATAGCATTTGTTGTGGGAACAAAACGCTTCTCAATAGTGAATGGAATGTCTGCCGACACGAAACTGTTATCTGCTGCTCGAATGGTTTCAGTCAGATTGGACACATAGAACTTGTTATCAAACGTACCAAGATTTGTACCCTCAAAGAGAATCAAAGAGTTTTGAATCTTGGTGCTCAATTCTGATGCAGACAGAGATGTTGTCCGTGGGTTGTAACGAACTGTAATGCTTGGATTGATATACAGATAGGTAGCATCAACGAACTCTGTCTCAACTGAAACGATACTACGATCCTTCAGAGTTGACTGAAGTGTGCTTTTGCGTGTAGCAGAGATGACTGAACCGCTCGTTGGCTTTACGCTGATATACACTTTACCATATACGGGTGGAGAGTTTTCTTCACCACCCCATACGTTGATTGCTTGAATATCACCGTTCTCAGAAAGAATAATGTTTTTATAGTCGTTTGATGTGACCAGTCTGTCCTGTGCTTGGAACTTAAACGGTGCGTTATATTTGATGGAATCAATAGACTCTTGAAAAGCACCGCCCTGTGCTGCACTTGTAGTTGTAACTGTGAAGTCACCAGAGAAGTTGTTAGCACCATTTACTGATGAACCATTTACAACACGATAGTCAGCAATAATGATGTTGCCGTCTTTTGGTTTCTTACCAAAGACATTATCACCGAAATACACTTCATACTTGTTATCTTCATTCTCTTGGACAAAGTAGATCTCGGAGATTGAGTTGGCTGCTGAAATATCTGTATTTAAATTGTAAGTAGTGATGCTTGTATTCGAAGATGAGTCCTGAATACGGACAACAAGACTGGTTGTATCCACGTTTTCGTTAGGTAGAATATACCGAACTGGTGATGTCGTACTAGCAGTAAATCTCTGCTGTAGTGGTTCACCTTCAATGATATTCAAAGAACCACTGAATGCACCACCAGAACCAGGGGTCAAAGATGTTGCCTCGGTGGTAACAAAGGTATACGATGTGCCATCAATCGTTGTGGTAAATTTTGTATTAGCAGCGACCGTGTAGAATGATGGGCTGCCACCAGGAGTGATAGAGACATTCAATGTAGCAGATGCACCACGAGCAGAACGTGGAATGTAGTTTAATTGTTTCGCACGAGACACGACACTGTTTCTCAACTGTGCAGAATCAAGAAACATCTCATTGCCGACCATATTTAAATAGAAGGCATTGTGGTATGTGTTGTATGAAAGCAAGTCCAGCAACACGGACATGGTTGAACTCTCGAAGTCGTAGTCCGAAAACTCATTCTGGTCAGATAGAAACGATTTTAGGTTCGTCTTAATCTGATCGAAGTTGATATCTGAAACTCGGATTGCGTTATTAGCTGCCATTATCGGACTCTTTCAACTGTAAAGGATAGTTGTGTTGGTTCTGTTTGATTTACTAATCTAAAAAAGATGCTGACTGTTAATTGATTACGGTCAACATTACTTTCATCTACATTCACTTCTAATAGAAC